AAATGCAACCCTAATTTTGACAAACATTTATGCACAATTCGCTTGCAACCAGGCTCGGAATAGTGTCCACAAACCCTTACTGAATCCTGGAGTTTCACCGCTGCACAAGGCGTACACACAATAAGGGTATTGCCAGTCAAAATACTTACAGGGCAGGGGGTATTTAGGGGGGTGCCATCGGCTTTTGGATTTTGCGAATAAAATTAGCTTTAGACCCATCAAAAGATTTGTAAAATTTGGTTGACATATATCAGATTAACATTTATGTAAGAAATTATGCATTTACCTAAGATTAATGATCTTTCATATGTAGAGTGTTACAACTGTAAAAATTACTTTTACGTATACGAGTTACCTGGGGGTATTAATGACCCTAACTATTGTGCCTATTGTGGCGTAGAATTCAATGAAACCATGGATATAACTGATGAACGAGAAGACCTGTGAGCGATGCTGTTGCGTTGACTCAGAAGAGAACCCAATCATAGAAATCATAGATGAGCATAACTGCGTAGAGGAATATATTTGTATGATGTGCTACGTAGAATGCTTGGAGGAAGAAGATGGCTAACCTACCAGATAGATATTCACAGAAGGCCCAAGATGAGCGTGACTGGCGTAAGAGTAAGACCAGAGATGGCCAGAACTATAACTTCGCTAAGTACGACAAAGAGGCCTACCAGAGCAACTACGATGAGATTGACTGGAGTGCCAAGGGTAAGAAGTGACAGCACAAGAGATATTTGAAGACCTAAAGGGTGCGGATAATAAAAAATTATGGGCTTACGCCCAACAGTTATTCGAGTTCGATAGGAAGGCGAAAAAGAAAGCGGACGCTCTAGATTTGAGTGAGGTTGACTTTGAGGATACTGCCAGTATGCGCCAGATTGTATTTCAGCACCTACTAGCTGAGAGCGGCAGGGGTAATGCCCAGGCCTCAGACAAGTTAGGCAAGTATTTAGGATTAGAGCAGAAGGCACAGGATATAATAATACAGGTTGTAGATTTTGCAGACGCATACACAGAAGACGATACTGTTACCACAGCTGAAGCCTAGATACTATCAGACTAGTTGTTGGAAAGCCCTAGACCAGGGGGCTAAGAACCTACTGATTAGTTGGCCTCGACGACACGGTAAAGATGTAACCACCGCTAGTATACTTTCTAAGCGGGCTATGCAGCGTGTTGGCTCGTACTATTACCTGTTTCCTACACGGAAGTGGGCAGAGCGTGCTATCTGGAACAACATAGTCACTATTGGTGCCAGGAGTGGGCATCTATTAGACCTTATTTTCCCTCCAGAGATCGTTTCTTACAAAAACAATACCGACATGAAGGTCGGCCTAATCAATGGCTCTGTGGTCAATTTTAGCGGTACAGATAACCTGGACTTCGTAGGGCAGGGTGGTTACGGATACGCTCTATCTGAGTTCTCGTTGCACAAAGAAGAGGTAACTGGCTTCCTAGCTCCTATCTTAGACGAAGGTGACTCGTGGATTATTATGAACGGCACGATGCGTGGTAAGAATAATCAGCTGTATCGTATGTATGAGGCCAATAAGTCCAGTAACGACTGGTTCTGTGAGTGGCTCACACCAGAACAAACCAAACGATATTGTTGGGTTGGTGAGGATATGAACCTCAATCCAGAACTGATTGATAAAATCGATCCCCTAACGGGGATGACATATCTCAACGTGCAAGACAGGGTTGACTCAAAGATGATCTCTTATTCACTAGCAAGACAGGAGTATCTGAACGAGGCCGTGGCTGACGTTGCCAACTCCGTGTTCGGTTATGAGATGGTCAAGCTAGAGAACATGGGCAGCATAGGGGACTTTGATCCACCTAACGAGCCTGTGTACACATTCTGGGACTTGGGTATGGATGACCCTACGGCTATTGTGTTCGCTAAAGTGGTGAACGGCCAGGCCACCATTGTTGACTACTATGAGAACACAGGACACGACATCAAACATTACATCGATGTAATAAATGAGAAAGGATATAACTATGCAGGACACTATATGCCCCACGACTCGAAGAAAAGAAACAACACTACCGGGCATAACATTATTGATTTTTGTCGTACTGAGTTTGGCTTTGAGGTACGGCCGATTCCCAAAACGAATTCAGTTAGGGATGACATTGAAATTGTTAGACGTAACCTACCAGATATACGAATCAATGAACGAGCTAATGGATTGGTTGAACACCTCACGAACTACCAATGGAACCCCAATACTGGAAAAATCCTGCACAACGAACACTCCCACGGAGCAGACGCAGCCCGAATGATGTTCATGGCTATGCACCACGGCATGGTCAGAGACTATATGACAAACAAGAAGAAGGAGGTAAGACGGGATTACTACGATGATCTTGACTTCATAGCATGACACACTACGAAACAGCTAAGAGCCTGTACAAATACGAGAGCGACTTCTTTGAGGTTCTTGAGTATTGCGGAAAGCACGGTGTAATTATAAGCAACCATGACGTGTTTGTCTGTGCTTATAAAACATATTCCGATTATATACTTAAAAAGTGTTACAATAAACTTGACAAACCAAATACATGGTTCGTATATTTGCTCGCAGGTGATCCTAGATCAGCGTTTGATCTGGTTGAACCGCTAGAATTTATTTGTTTTGAACGATTTGATAAGAAATTTAGGTTAATAGAGTTCGATAGGATAAGAACACGTTATAGGAGATAAGATGGGATCACCACCAAAACCACCACCGCCACCACCACCGCCGCCACCGCCTGCACCACCTGTACAGCGTAAAGATGTTTCTGGCCAAGTAGATTTAGCTAAGTCACAGGCTAAACAGCGTAGGGGCTATCAATCCACAATACTTACATCACGACTTGGTGGTACAGGAAAAGATACTTTAGGCTAATGGACGCTAAATCAATTATTAAAAAATACGATTCTATGAACGCTCATGTTCATGGGAATTGGATGAACCTGTGGCAGGAGTGTGCCGACTGGTGCTATCAGACTAATGACAACATCAATCGCATTCGTATTGGCGGTCAAGAGAAACCACCACAACGTCTGATTGATACGTGCATCGAGGCTAACTACAACTTTGCCTCTGGTTTCTTTTCTCATATGTTTCCACCGAATACTGTGTGGGCTAAGTATCGTCACCCATCTCCCATGATGATGGCTAATGAGAATGTAGCTAACTACTTTGAAGAAGTGAGCCGTATCATCCATCAGGTATTGATTGGTTCTAACTTTTCTCAAGAAGCGTTCCAGGCGTTGTTGTCTCTAGGTTGCTTTGGCACTAACTGCCTATCACTAGAAGAAGATGACAGAAATGTTATACGATTTAAAAATGTTATCGTGTCTAACATCCGCATTGATGAGAACCATTTAGGTGAAGTAGATACTGTAGCTCGTGAATACAAGCTGACATTACGCCAGGCCATACAGAAGTTTGGCATTGAAGCGTTACAAGCTGCTGAGTTCCAAAACATCGAAAACCAAATGCAGAACAATCCAGACAAGAAGTTCACATTCATTCAATGTGTGCAACCTCGTATGGACTACAACCCCAAAGGCAAGAAGTCTACTGAGAAGCCATTCGCATCTTACCACGTATGCCGTGATACAGGCACTATGGTCAAAGAGAGTGGATTCGACTTCAACCCATACAAAGTTTCTAGATTCATGGTGGGCAACGAAGAGATATATGGTCGTTCACCCATGAGTATGGTTCTCGGCACAGCTAGGCGTACCAACGTTATCTATCGCTCTATGGTCGCATCGGCTGAACAACACGCTAATCCTCAATGGTTGATCCCTGACGATGATAGCGTTTCTGGTATGTCTAGTCGTGCAGGGTCTTTCATTCGTTGGCGGGCTACTAACCCTAATGGCAAGCCAGAACGTCTAGCACCAAACGGTGACCCAGGCATTGCGTTGGAGATGTATAAGCTACACGATGATTCTATCAAGCGTATGTTCTTCAACCAGTTGTTCCGTCCATTAGATGCTTACCGCAACATGACGGCTACTGAAGTTCAGGAGCGTATGACAACCGATTTAATGCAGCTTGCACCTTTCGTGGCTCGCTATGTAGAAGAACACGTTACTCCTGTTATGAACCACGTGTACTACATACTTGCTAAGAAGAAACTCTTGCCCCCAATTCCGCAGGAGCTTATTGATAGCCCGGAATACGAGGTCGATTATGTAGGCCGACTCTCAATGGCAACGAAGTCGTTCGAGACTATGGGGGCAGTTACTACTCTTCGTATGTTTGGTGAGTTAGCACAGCTTGATCCCAATATGTTACAATCACTAGACAATGTTGACCCAGATAAACTATTCCGTGAAATCTGGTACGCCAATAGCTCAAGCATGAATGTTCTTAATGATCCTACGGTAGTAGCAGAAGAACGTGAAGCTAAAGCGGCAGCTATGGCAGAACAACAACAGATGCAACAGATGCCTGCTCTGGCAGATGCGGCTCAGAAACTTAGTGGCTCAGTAGCACCAGATAGCTTACTGGCCGAAGGCTTAGACCTGGGAGAGTAATGTCACACGAACTAGCTAACTTAATATCAGCGTACAAACGTGTCTTTAAAACTCCAGAGGGTTCAGAGGTATTAGATGATCTTAGAGACTTTTGCAATATTGATGTGCAGGCAGGCTCTGAGCTTAGTCATGCTGACTGCGCCTATCGCAATGGAACACAAGATATGTACAGATACATCGAGGCAATCATATCAGAAGATGAATGAAGAAGAGTTCAAAAGAAAACTAAAGCTAATGGTTAGAAGCAATGAAGGCTTTAGAAACTATGTATATGAAGACAAGCGTGGTTATTTAACCATGGGTACTGGTCACAGGCTGACCAAAGATGAACTGAAGAAATATAAAGAAGGAGATATCGTAAATGAAGCATACCTTGAAAGATTATTTCAGAAAGATTTTGAAAGCCATTACAAAGCAGCTAAAGGCATTGTGGGATTTGATTCGCTAAGTGTTAGCCAGAAAGCAGCTCTTATTGATCTTACATTTAACATGGGGCCATACTGGATGAAGAAGTTCCCCAACATGATGAAAGAGATAAAAGAATTTAGTGAGGCTGAAACAGAAGTACTTAAGCTGATTCATACTCGGAAAATAGGTTCTGAGTTGAAGTATAAAAATTTTGCAAAGGGTGATTTTAGTTCTAGTAAATATTTCACACAAGTCCCCAATAGAGCATACAAGAACTTTAAGCGTCTGTTGAATCAAGACCCAGAGTGGGATTTAGAAGAAGTAAGTTTTCAACAAGAGTTAGGAGAAGAGAATGCCCAAACGAACCTTGCTTTCTAGAAAGAAAGAAAAAGCAATACCAAAAACAACTAAAGGTAAAGGTCGCAACTATCGTTCTGCTAAAGAGGGTGCAGGTATGACCGCTAAAGGTGTTGCCGCTCACCGCAGAGCAAATCCGGGTAGCAAACTTAAAACTGCTGTTACTGGTAAAGTAAAGCCTGGAAGTAAAGCTGCTAAAAGACGTAAATCATTTTGTGCTAGGTCTAGAGGTTGGACTGGCGAAAGAGGAAAGGCCGCAAGGCGTAGATGGAGGTGCTAAATGCCGTATTCAAAATATTCGAGCAAGCAGAAGAAAATGGCTGCTGTAGCTGAACCACGTAATAAAATTACTGGAGCAGATTTAAAGGCTCTTAAAAAGGGTAAGAAGAAAAAGAAGACCCTTATGACAAAATACTAACCAAAGAGGTAATACATGGAAGAACAGACACCTGTCGAAGCACCCTCAGTTGAGGAAACTGCAACACAGCCTGTTGATATTCTCACGGATGATGGGAAGTTTAATCAATCATGGCGTGAGTCACTACCAGACGAGTTGGGTAACCACTCAATCTGGTCTAAATACGATAATCCTGTCGACTTAGTCAAAGGTGCTATCAACGCACAAAGTATGGCGGGACGCAAAGCTGAAGAGTTCTGGGCATCAGAAAGCGAAGCTGACATTGCAAAGCGCAACGAACTAATGGGCATCGGTTCATCACCAGATGAATACGATATCAACTACAACGCACCCGAAGGGGTTGATGTTGACGAAGAGCGAATCAATGAGTTTAAGCAGTTTGCTTACGAGAATGGTTTGTCTAAGGAAGCAGCACAAGCTCTGGTTGATTGGGAGCTAGAAAAGGTTGGCCAGTCATTAGGTGACTCCGATAGACAGTACGAAGCGCAACTACACGAAGCTGAGACTTCACTACGCAATGAGTGGAAAGGTGATCAGTACGATTACAACTTAGCCAAGGTAGCAAACTCATTAGACTTTCTAGGTCTAGGCGAGTTCAAAGATGACCCTACTATTGCCAACAACCCAGAGTTCGTAAAGGCCTGGTTTGAGAATGTAGTACCGTTGCTTGATAACGATGAAGTTATTGAAGCTCGAACTATGGATAATATTCATACTATTAGCGATCAACTTGCTGAACTTGATAGCAAACTATACGCACACCCAAACACTTCTGATGCAACTTATCAGAGTCTTCTACGTGAGCGAGCGCAGTTGCTAGAAAAACAAGCAGAGATTCAGTTTAATAATTATTAATATTATCTTGACAAGATTGTAATAGTTTTATATAAGGCTGTCAGATTTGAAACGGATACCTCGCAAGAGCCTGTACGATGATCTAAGGTGAGAACCTAATATTAGGCTAGACCCACATGGTGTGGACACTCAGAGCCGACTAAAACTGATTATTAATTACTTAACGGAGAATTATTATGGGAGCAGGAAATTTGCTCAATACATACGTGATTGGTTTTGACCGTGCTATTCGTGAGACGGTTGAAGTCAAAGGCGGTAAACTTCGTCCTTACGTACAGCTTGCTACTGGCGATCTGTTCCGTAAAGAAGGTGTTTACCAACGCACAGCAGGTGGCGGCCTACCTTCAAAGGTTGTCAATCGTTTCGGGGACTCACCCGTATCAGACATCGACTACAGCCGTAGACGGACATCTCGTGTATCTTACCAAGACGGCCAGTTCATGGATTGGGCTGACGTAAGTAAGATGGGAGTTGATCCTCGTGCTGCTAAGTTAGCTATCATGAAGAATAAGTTCCTTCGCCAGGAAGACATCATCCTTGACCAAGCTCTTTTGGGTACGGCTAAAGGTGGCGTTGAAGGTGAAACAGATACTGAACTTGGTACATCTAACTTCATCGAAGTTGACGTAACTACTTCAGGAACTGCGGAAGGCTTCACTTATAAGAAGTTCTTAGCTGCTCTAGAAGCATTCGGTAGCAACAACGTAGACATCGACACACAAGCTCCTATTTTCAAGATTTCTTGGAAACAATGGAAAGACATGATGGATGATGATAACTTCATTAACTTTGACTACACCTCTCAACGTCCTGTTGATCAGTCTGTAGGAACTGTTTATGACTACATGGGTGCGAAGTTCTGCATTAGCAATATCCTTCCTTATATGGATGCGGATAAAACTACTGCTTACGACTCAACAGACATCAATGCAGATGACGGTGACATCAATACAACAACTGGCACATGGAGCAACACGGATAGTTCTAACACTCGTGCTGCTTATGCATTTATGCCAGATGCTGCGTTGTTGGAAATCAACCCCGACATGACTACTAAGATTAGTGAACGGGCTGATAAATCATTCAACTACTACGCTTACATGAAGGCAGAGTTCGGTGCTGTCCGCATGGAAGAAGAAAAAGTTGTCGTTGTTCCTTGTTTAGAATCTTAAGAAGAGGAGATATATAATGGCTAACTTCAATTCAGATATCGTTACAGCAATCAATACCGCTAACAACTTACAGGATGCTTCTGATTACCTCGGTAACATCAAGTACATCCCTGTAAAATTCACTACAGATCATGCTGACATGACTGGTGATACTGTTACATTGACTGGTACTTTACCAGACAACGCAAAGGTACTTGCTGTATCATTGTTACACACAGCTATCGCTTCTGCTAACCAGGTTGACCTTGGTACAGTAGCGGAGCCAGACGCTCTCCTCGCTAACGAGGACTTAACTTCTGCGGGTACTATCTTGTTCCCAGAAGGAGCTACTGGTGATAAGACTGACGGTGTTGCCTATGCTGTCGGTGGGGAGAAACTTATCCTTACCTTCAATGCAGGTGCGATGAGTTCTGACTCTATCGAAGGCTACATCTTGATCTCTACAGATCAGTAATACCATGGGGGGCTAGTCCCCCCTTACCCTTTTTTTAATTTGGAGCAACTATGCCTGATAGATTAGTGAGTTTAACAAAAGAGCAGCTGTGCAATATGGCATTAAGTAAGCTCGGCAACAACAGATCGTTTCTTACAAACTTTGACACAGACACAGGCCTAGTTGCAGACTTATGTAGATTACACTACGATTATTGCATTCAATATATATCCAGAATGCACGACTGGAGTGTAACTGTTTCACATAACAGATTACCTATTAGACAATTTTCAGTTACATTTAAAGACCCAGGTATTCCTAATTTAGATGAAAAAAGATATGACTGTAAACCATTTGTAGGCATTGCTCGTGCTGATTATGCCGTACAAGATGAAGGTTCAGATGCTGCTGATCCAGATGACAATGTTTGGTCTACAACGCAGACTATAGAATACGTTACAGATCGTTGGATTATTTATACTAAAAACTCTGGTGGTGTTAAAACTGCAATTATTGAAAACGTAACAACAGAAACTGTTCCTCCATTATCTGGTTGGACAACTGTATCTGCATATGCTTCTAGTGTAACCGAAATGGAAGTAAAAGAATTTAGGCCTCAACCAACATGGAAACATAGATTTCAAACTCCTGATAACTGCGTAAGAGTAATTTATGTTACAAATACTCAAGAAGTAAACGAGCGAGTAACACCTAATGTTTATTGGACGATGGATGAAGATGGCATTATGTGTAATGAGCCAGATATTTACATCCGTTTTAACAGATTAATTTCATTACACAAATACGATACTCTTGGTAAAAAAACAAGGGGTGAACATGACAGCCTGTTTAGAGAGGCGTTTATTACATTACTTGCGGCCAAGTTAGCCACCGGGATTAATGGTGACAGAGACTTAGAAGAAAGACTTATGGATGAGTTTCTAAATGTACATATCCCAGAGGCCAAGCGTGTTAACGGATTTGAAAAGAATCCAAGTCCAGTTCTCGATAGTGAGTGGTTGGAAGCAACTTATACATCCAACAATATGACTTCTAATTCGTCACCGCCTTTCTCACAAACTTCTTATGGTACATTTGAATAATGGCCAAGCTACCCATAAACAACTTTAATGGTGGTGAGGTTTCTCCATACCTGTATGCTCGTGAAGACGTAGACGGAATCTACAACAAGAGCTGTTTGAAGATGGAGAACTTTGTACCCCTGCCATACGGTGGTGCAACTAAACGGCCTGGCACAAAATACCTAGGTAGCTCTCATAGTGGTAAAGTTAGGCTGATACCATTTACATTTAGTGTAAGCGAAAACTACCTGCTAGAGTTTGGCAACCTGTATGTTCGGGTATGGAAGAATGACTCTCCACATCAAAGCGGTGGAGCAGACATACTTTTGACATCACCATATACTACAGCCGACCTGAATGATATACAGTTTACACAATCAGCAGACATATTGTTTCTAGCCCACAAAGATCACGAGCCACAAGAGATAAAGAGATTAAGCGACACTAGTTGGTCTATGAGTGAAGTAGAGTGGACTTTCCCACCGCTACTTAATGAGAACACAGATCAAACAATAAAAATTACTACATCATCTAAAGATGGAGAAACAGTATTAACATCATCTCAAGATTTATTTAACTCTAATATGGTTGGTGGTTACTTTTCTTTTGAAGCGGCCAGACTTAGCGGAAACATATCTTTAGAAAAAGAATTTACAGCATCTGGAATAAGCGATCCAATTAACGTGTCTAATACAAGTTGGGATTTTGAAACTGGTGGCACTTGGACTGGTAGGGTTACTATTGAAAGAAGTCTTGATGGCGGTGTTAGTTATTCTACCTACATAACGGTTTGCGATACTACGAACATTGATGCGACAAATGAAGCAAAAAACTTTGCTGTATCATCACCATCAATAGAAGGAAATAACACATTTCTTCGAGTGCAATATGAAAAAGGAACCGATAACATCGGCCATTGCCAGGTATCTTTAATTCCTACATCTACTACTGTAAACTCATTGGTTAGAATTACAAGTTACACTTCAGCTACGCAAGTGGTTGGAACCGTAATATCTGACTTTCAAGATTCTATTGGCGATTACACAACATCTTGGGCAGCAGACACAGCGTTTAGTATTGGCGATAAAGTTAAGGTTCCAAGTGGTTTAGAGTTTGCATCTGTATCAAAAGACTTATCTGCTTTCTCAGGAATACTAGCTACTGTAGATACAGTTAGCGGGGCAGACTCAAGTAGAACAGCAGGCACTTATGATTTCGTAGACGGAACTACAACTGGAATAAGTAACGCAGGCTCTGGTTCTGGAGCTAGAATACGAGTAGTGGTAGCATCTGGAACTGGTGCAGCTACTGTTACAGTATTAGGTACGTCTGGTAAAAACTACGCTGTTAACGATACATTTACTATTCAAGATAGTGCATTAGGCGGTGGTGGTGCAGCCAACTTAACATTTGACGTTGCCTCGATTACTACATCTGGTGGACTAGATAATATGCGTGGTGGTGCATACGGTGATGCAAAATACTATGCTATAGATCAAAATAGACTTGTTCATGTATTTACAAAAGATAGCTCTGACAACTTTATGCCATACGACCAATGGACTGCAACCTCTGTAGACAGCAACAACAATGACGGTTTGGATTTAGCATACTACAGTAATCATATTTATGTTTTAGGTGGTTACACAGCTAGAACCATTACTGGTTTTGCTGATGGTGACCAGTCTGGTTTTAGAGGATATAGAGTGTATGAATATGATATTGATGGCACTAACGAATCGCAAGTATACCAGGTTCAAGCTGCTAACTTTATGAATCCGACCGCAGGGCAAGGCCTATATGAAAATCAACAATGTTATATACCTTATGGATTAGGAGTATTAAATGGTAAATTTTATTTATCAGCCAAGCACGTTGGATACAGACTTATTGCCAAAAAAGGCCCAGATGATGCATCCTCAACTAGAAGAATTTATATAGAAAAATTATCCTCTTCTTTTTCACAAGAATCTGTTTATTATTTTGATAATGTATCTATTGCAAAAGGTAGTATTACAGTAAATGGAGACCCTGCTGCGGGAACATCTATAGTTACAGATATTACCGGGATTAGTGATGCATCTGTTAATCAAATTTATTGTGCAGACAGAGCTAATAATAAAATATTATTTTTTAATCCAGACTTTGTTGCAGCAGGTGAATTTAGTACAGCTAGTGAATTTACATCTACTACTATTACAGCTTCTTTTTACGATGATACTACAGATGGTAGTGAGTTGTTCTGGGTAGCTGATACAACAGGTGCTAACAAAAAGTACAACTTTACTACTACATCACAATACTATCAATGCTTAATAGCTGTAAGCGCAAGTGACGGAGACAGCTTAACTCAACAGATAGCTGACGGCCATTGGTTTGAAGTTAATCCAGAAATGACAAGATGGTCTGAAGGTGCGTTTTCTAATCACAGAGGATTTCCAGATACACTTGCATTTTTTGAAAGCAGACTAGTATATGCAGGTACAGCCAACAATCCAAACACTTTATGGTTAAGTGAAACAGATAACTTTTTTAACTTTAAAACATCTACGTTAGATACCTCACCAATGAGGCTAACGATTGCGTCTGGTCAACTAGACGGCATACAATGGCTTGTACCTCACCGTCAGCTTATTATTGGAACATCAGGAAGCGAGTGGTCGTTAGGTGCAGAATCTGATAACAAACCTGTAACACCAACATCGTTTGACATTAAGCGTAAAACAACATACGGCTCTAACTCAATAGCAGGCCTATTGGTAAACTCTGCTGTGCTGTTTGTTATGAGGCAGGGCAAGAAGCTACGTGAGTGGGTATTTAACTTTGACTCACAAGACTACATAGCACCAGACCTAACGCTTGTTGCAGAACACATTGCGGGTGATAACTTCAAAGCCATTGCACTACAACAGCAACCAGATAACATAGTGTGGACTATTAACAGCGACAACCAACTAGTAGGAATGACATACGAGCGTGACCAGAAAGTAGTTGGTTGGCATCGACATAAGTGTACAGGTGCGTTTGAAAGCGTAACTGTGTTACCAACAGCTTCTGGCGCAGATGCCGTTTATGTTTCCATTAAACTAACAGTTAACAGCGCAGAGGTTCGTTACATTTGCAGACTCGATGACAGAGAGTGGGGTACAAACTATGTAACGCAGTACAACGGAATGGACTACTACAGCACAGCTACAAGCCTATCAACAGGCACTATAAGTGGTTACGACTATGCTATTGGTGAAACGTTAAAAGTTGTAGCAGATGGTACGACAACATTTACTGGTGTAGTAGATTCAGATGGTGATTTAAATATTGGTAGTTCTACCGATCTTACTATTAGTGCTGCTGAAATCGCTTCGGATAACGCTAATCACTTGAAACTTACCTTCTCTGCTGCACACGGCCTGGCTGAAGGTGATACTATCAATGTTAGTGGCCTGGGTTACAGTACAACAAACCCGAATAGTAAATATACTTTAGAGTCTGGAAGCATTACGAGTACAACCGTTATTACGACCGATCTAACTGGTGGTACTGAAACATTCTCAACATCTGGTTCTAGTAAAGCTACAGTATATAAACTAGGTGATTCTACTTACTCACGAGTGGTTATAGGTAAAGAATACACAGGCGTATTAGCACCGCTATATTTAAACCTACAAACAAGAAGCGGAACAACAAGTGGTTCTAAATTAAATGCAAGCATGGCCACATTAAGATTTAAAGATACAGTTAGCGCAAAGTGCGGACAAACAGAAGCAACAGCCGATCTAAGCCCTGTTCAATTTGAAGGTACGGGCATGGTATCTGAGACTGCAATAGTCCGTTTAGCCAACGCACCAGAATATTTACAAACTGTGTACGTTGTAGCGGATGACCCATCACCTTGCACTATTCTATCAATGATGCCACGAGTTGATACAGGAGGAGTAAGATAATGTTTGGAACATTAGTAAGCGCATTTACAGGTGTTATCGGTGCAAGTATATCGGCTAAAGCGCAACGAGCGCAAGGACAAGCTGAAGCACAAGCAGCAGAGTACAATGCTAAGTTATATGAAAACAAAGCGTTAGCGATTGAGTACGCATCAAGAGCCGAAAGCGATATAGCAAATAGACAGTTTCGCAGGCTACAGGCTACACAAAAAGCAGGGTTTGCTAAAGGCGGTGCTGTAATTACAGAAGATACACCACTAGAGGTTATGCTCGAACAGATAGAAGAGATGTCTCTAGAAGCAAACAATAACCGAAGAACAAGAATGATTGAGGCTCAACACGCAAGAGCAGGTAAAGACATGACACTATATCAAGGTCAGAATGCACTTTACTTATCTAGAGTAAAATCTAGAGCTACATTGCTAGGTGGTATACTTTCTGGAGTAGGTAAAATTGCTTCATCATTTGATGTTCCCGGAACGACAGAAACACCATTTCAGTTAGACCCTTCAATACGAGTTGACAGTTTTGTTACAAGAGCAATGCCAGAGCCAGTATTTAATTTAACGGGTAACCAGATACCTTCATATTTACGAAGACCATAGGAATTAGTTATGCCAAAGATACCATTATTTCAGCAACAATCTAGAGTTAGTGACCAAGCACCGGGTGTGCAGTATGACCCATCAGCAGAGATACAAGCACTTGGCCAGGTTGCAGATAGCATAGCAGGTGGCATAGAGAACCTGGGTAAAGGTGTACAGAAGGGCATCGAAAGATACGAACTACTAAAAGATGAGGCTGCTGAATCAGAAGCTAATCAACTGATGCTTGATTTCCAGAATCAAATGCTACTTGAAAAAGAAGAAATATTAAGAAAAAGACCAGAAATAGGGTTTATGAACTACGAAGAAAAAGTGTTGCAACCCAGAATTCTTGAGTTTCGAAACGTGCTACAAAACAAAGGTTACTCAGATAGAGTAATCGGCCGTATTATGGAACGTGCTGATATGGACTTTGGCAACATGATACAGTCCGAGAGACTCGACCGTGTGAAGAAGTCTACAGCTAATTATATTTCAACCATACAGGAAGAAGCGTCTCTTCTAATGTTATCTGGTGATACAGAGAAGTATGATAAAGGTATAGATCAGCTAGATCAAATGGTTGAGGCAGGATACATAACAACAGTAAGCAAAGACAATTTTATATCTGAAACAAACAAAGCATACTTTGAGTCTAAAGCTAAATCAGCAACTACATTAGATCAAATTAATGCGTTAACTGAAGACCCTAGATATAAAAGCATGAGCGAATCAGACCAAGGCATGGTTCTACAAATAGCTAACGAAGCTGCTACTAAATACTACAATCAAACAATATCTACAAATATAGATGAAGCAGAGAAGATGCTAAAAGCAGGCACTCTTGATTTTGACCAACTAGCAGCACTAGATATACCAGAAGCACAAAGAGCGGCCTACAAGATACAAATACAACGTCAAATCGATACTTTAAGAACAGGATACGTGGACGTAGAAGATGCTGTTGATTTAGATGTATTAGATGCAAGAATACAAAAGTTGTGGTCTGGTACATTTAGAGGTGATTCTGCCGCAGAGTTTGACGGTATATTTGAATTGGTTACAACTAGCAATATGCCAGAACAATTAAAGGTAGCGTACAAAGAAGAGATGTTAGACGCTATGCGTACACCACAAGGATTCAATGTATTTGTAAAAGGTAACAAAGAAAGTGTGTACGACAGCGATGACGCATGGGTGTGGGAGAACTATTGGAATATGTACGATGACGCTACTACCTTTATGCCAATAGAAATGAAAAAAGGTGACATGGTGCTTAAACGCCAGGCCATCATGAACTTTATTAAAGAAGGCAGAAAGGCTGTTATTGGTAAAGAGCCAGAAGTTACCGTTGAAAGAGGTACTGGCAGAATGAAACAAATAACTGCTAGAGATGAATTTAGAGCAACTGCCGCACGAGCTGAACAAGTTGGCTCTGCTCGACTACAGTTTGATAATGATGGAAACCTAGTAGATAACATTAATAACAGAAATGTTGTATATGATTTTATTAATGAACAGTTTGGTGAGTACCTAGAGTATAAAACAAAAGTCATATTCCAGAAAGCATTTGGGGTTAACACACCTCTAGCTAGACCAACTATCTTTGAAGAATATTATATTCCACCAAAATTAAGCACAGGTGACCCAGGAGTAAGAAGGGCTACTGATGCACAGCGAGAACTTGAAAGACAAGGCCAACTCCCGGCAGAAGGATAATAATGCTAGAAAATAAAAGACCACTTGGGGGTAGTGTTCCTACTGCCCGCACTTTGACTCATAGTCCATTTGATGCGTTGATGTACAATCCAGTTCGTGAAACAACCGACTTGTCTGACAGAGAGTTCTACAGCAGCGATATGGGTATGCTACAGGTCGATCGTGTCGCTACGAGGGAGTTTGTTAGACAAAGATACGGAAGTGGATTTAACGCTCAATATGGCCGTCAGATGGACGATCAAGAGGTCGATGCGTTTATTAGACAAAGATTCAAAGTCGATACACCTATGATCGATTACACGGCTATTAAAGAGGAGCTAGGCAGAGAGTTCCAATATTACAGCGGTGACTTTGAGGAAATGAAATTTGGAGAGTACGTTAGCGGCACAGTAGGTGAGTTTCTTACATCTGCTGAAGGTGTACTCGAAGAAGCATCAAGAATTTTTACATTAAATACAGCATCTGGAAATATTACCACAGGCAATCCTATGCTAGATGGTATGACTAATACCTTTAATCCATTAGATACAGAAGATGAAAAGAAACGTGCTAAACAAAAAGCGCAGGTTATTGCTTCTAAGATAGACCAGTTTATTGAACTTGTTCCTGAAGGAATGAAAACCGATATGGAAGAGTTACGAACTAAGGCGGGAGATGAGAACTTCTTTTCTATATCTGCTGCTATTGCGGCTACTCTTAGTAACGCACCCAACCTAGCAGGTGGTTTTCTTCCTATTCAATATGGTATAGCTTTTATGTATTCTCAAGAAAAGAAACACAGTCTTGAGGCATTTGAAAATTTGTTTGACGTACCAAGAATACTACCCACCAGAGAAGAGTTTACTGGTAATGATGAAGAGTATGACGCTTTAATGGAAAGATACGGTCTAGCTAACGCAATGGCTAGTGTTTATGCAGCAGGCTCTGGTGCTATTGAATACTATCAGTCAAAAGCATTTATAAAATTAGCAGGTAAGTTAAATGTTAACCCTGCAAAACTACAACGTCAATTCACTACTACTTTTGTAGGACACCTAGCTAAAACAGCGGGCCTTTCTTTAGAAAACGTACTAGAAGAAAACAGTCAGCAGGCTTTATATAATCTAATATACAACCAAGGTGTTAGTGTTGCTAATGAAAAGTATGGCCTCAACAAAGAAAAAGTAGATTTTTTTGATGGATTTAAAGACTCAACTATAGGTGCATTGCGTATATCAAGTGTACTAGCGGTACCCGGCGCTGCTATGAGGGGTATACAGGCTAAAAACTATATAACTCAAACAGAATCAAACCTTATAGATATGGGTTTTACGCCTGCTCAAGCAAAAGAATATGCTCGTGAAATGGCAAATGCGGCAGGTAATGAGTCTACTTTTAAGGCCGTAACTCAAGAAATCAATAAGACATATGATGGAATTGAACTAGCCAAGAAGTTTAAGATCGAAGAACAGAAGGCAGGACAAATCTATGATGAAACTGGCCTGGTTACAATGCAGGGCGAGATTCTTACAGACTATGACTTCGACCAGTTTGCTACAATTTATAGCGAGGCAGAACTAAGAGGATTAATTAGAGACGAAGCAAAGGCTGATGTATTTGTTAATGCTGTGTACGGCAACATGGATGCCCGACGGGAATATAATACACTTATCAATCAAGCCTACGATGAAGCTATAAAAGGTGAGGCCGAAGAGCCAGAAGAAGTAACCCCAGAAGCATTAGATGAGCCAGAGCGCAAAGGATTTCAAGTCGAAGGAATTGAGTTCGATAATGAATACGAAGTAGATGCAACTGCTCAAACGGTAATTGCTAAGATATTAAATGGTGATTATGACGATAACCTTATTATAGAAGAAGGACAGACTGTTGAGGAGGCACGTAACGCTGCTGTTAAACAGTTGGTTGAGAAAGATGGCAAACCAATAGAAGTAGAAGAATCACTCGAAACGCCAGAGCCAGAAGTATCCGAACAACCTAAACGTAAGAAAGAAAACAAAGGCAAAAGACGCAGACTAGAAAAACAACGTCAAAAAATGGTTCGCAGAGCAGAGATTGCATTACGTGGTGTAGCACCTAATGTAACAATTGAATTTGCTCAGAGTGAACAAGATTTTATTAACAAAACTGGTTCTATAGGAAACGGCTACTACGATATGAAGAGTAGCATTCTGCTTAACCCAGAAACAGCCACAAAGGGTACTGTAGCCCACGAAGTAGTACATGCTGTGTTTCACCAGAAGTTTAAGAGCGATGAAAACATTCGTGTAGCTGCTGATCGTATTCTAAATGATATGCTTGCAAAAACCAAGCTACCTGCAAAACAGCGTCAAAGAATAGCTAACTTTAGAGCTACTTACCTTGCATACTCTGATCGCTTAATTAGTGAAGGTATGGAGATGTTGCAAGAAGATCGTGTTGCCGATGGTGAGTATTACATTGCGGCAGGCGAACGTATAAAAGAAGATATAAACGAAGAGGTTATAGCAGAACTAGCGGGTATATTAGCCGATAACTTCGATGCGTTACAACCTAGCCTCAAAGCTAGAATACAAGATTTCTTAGCTACGATATTTAAGGGTGTCATACCAGTATCTAGCGAGGGCCGTGCTATTGAGCTACTACAAGTCATAGCAGGTAAAACTACTAGAGGTGAGCGCATCTTAGAGGAGGACTTAGCCTTACTAGACGAAATAGGATTAGAACAAGTTCAAGGCTACAAATCCGAAGGTGAAACAGCTTTTGGTCGAAGTAAGTTCCAACCTAGTTATTCTGACCTAGATACTGGCATGACATATTTCTATGATGTGGACTCATCAGAGTTTCGTGAATTAGAGAAGGATGGCTACATTACTAGGGACAGAAGCATACGAGACTTTGCGGATAGCTCTATTGTATTGCACCAACCAGATGCATTGTTCTCTGGTTCTATATCTCGTGGCAACAGAATACTAGTAAAAGGTAAGGGTGGTATGTACTACCCAATCAAGTACAACGAGCAAGGATACTTCTGGGCTAGTACAAAAGGGGGTGCAACAGCCCTACTTAACGTACTAAACAAAGCGGGCGTAGAGAACGGTGGCACAGTACGCATGGCACTAACATCAGCACCTCGTGGCAAAGAGTTTGGTTCTACACTAGGCTCGAATGCTATTGTTGATTTGTTTGCTGATATGGCCTTAGACCCAGACTTCCCTCTAAGCCAGGCCGAACTAGATGCTATCCTCAAGAAAGCAAGTAGACATATTAAGTTAGACACAGCAGACCTATCTCAGATTAGAACAAAGCTAGGCGCATTGGTATCTACATTCAAACAAAGAGGTGCATTTGCTAATGAGGTAATCCGTGAGATTGGCAAACTAGCTAAACAAAATGAAGAGCTTGGCAAAGACCTATTAGCGTTCTACGACAGCATTAAAATTTACGAAAGACCAAAAGGCGAAGTTAAGAAGGGGCAGACTCAAAAAGAAACATCTGCTCTTAAAATAGCTGAGAGACAAAAGGGTGATCTAGGCACAGTAGGACTACGTCACATAGCTGAGATGTTAGCTGAACCAATCCTCAAGAATGCCGTAGAAGGTCAACCTACAGTTTCCAGACAACAAGGCGGTGAGATATACGCTGTAGTAGAAATACGTGGGCCATTAAAACTACACGAAACATACGAACACGAGTCGTACCCATTTGCGATTGTATCTGAAAACGGTGATCGGCCTGTGCTGCATATTTTGAAAGATCGGTATATGTGGGATACTGCCGTCATTGATCCTACAACCGGGACTTATGTTGAGGGTGACGGCCTTAAAAAGTTCTACCCTACTAGTGGTGTATCTAAGGTTGCCCAGGTAGCACCAC